GCCATTTACTAAATTTACAGATGAGGAATTGAAAAATATATCCAAACCCAAACCCTCCCTCCCCCTCTCTCAGAAATCAGAGGTGAAGTATAGTAAACCAGACCTAGAAAGTGAAGCTAAGGAGTATAAGAGTGCTGAGGAGTTTATAAAAAAAGAAGCTATACGAAAACGACTTATATCAGAATGAACAAAAATAAATCCTGATGATACAGTAACTTTATACCATGCTACATATAACAAAGATGATATTATAAAACAGTGAGAATTTAAGTGAACACGAGCCGCACCTTGATGAATGGTCGGGGTAGACCTGTGAGATAATATAGTATATTTTTGAACGGATAAAAAATGGGTGCAAGATACTTGGTCTTCATCTTGAACTCGTGATATTATTGAAGTAAAAGTCCCACTAGAGTATATTAGAAAACCAGCACAGAACGAACTTGAAGTATACTTTGAATGATGACTAAAAAAGAAATGAGATATATGGATACCTTGAGTAAAACCACAAAGCACTCATTACGACAAAATAGCAGAAATGACATTTCTGACAGATAAGGAAAAACAACAACTCCTCGACATCTACAATAAAGCTAACAAGTCTTCACTACCAATGTCTGCTAAGGGGGAGGTTAAGTATAGTGGGGCGGATGGTATAGGAAATTACAGAGACATACCAAAAGGGGCTGATAATGTACCAGAATATGCACAAGGACTAAGATGAGGCGGAAGAGAATATATAATTGATGGAGAAAAGGTATATGTCAATGGAGGATTTGAGAATGGATGAAGAGACTACATTGTACAGAGTTTTTGAGTAGAAAATAAGTGAAAAGGTGTAGGAACGAACGCAATTAAGAGTATACTCGACAAGGTATTTCAAAATAAATGAAGTACAGGATTTACTCAAGAATTTAAGGTGTATGCAATTACTCCATGAGCAAAGTGATTTTGGAGGAAAATAGCTGATAAATTCTGAGGAGAAATGGATGATTCAACTATACCAGTATTAAAAATAACGAGAGCAGACTATCTAAAAAATAACCAATAAATATGTTCACCTTCCAAGAAATGCAATTATTCGCAGACTGGTATCACAACTGACTTACCAATTTAGAACGCTCTGAACTAGGCATGCAAGGTGCTTTCGATGTTTGGTTTGAAAAGTATGGAAGTGACCAAATAGAGAAGAGCTGATTTTGAAAGAAAAAAGTTTACAAATAGTTTATAAACTTTTCATAAACATTTATAAACTATAATAATATGCTCGATAAAAACAGAGACAAAGTAATATACTCCGACCCTACCGACCCTAACCCGAAAAAATAATGGATAAGAAGTCTATCATTAAAGAACTCGCTACAAGACAGCTCGAGAAGAACCATAAGCAAGAGTCTGAGAATTATATAGACTTTGTTTCCTATTGGTTCAAGTACGGAAGAAAGTTTGAATACGAAATAGATGAGTTTCATTTATTGATTGCTGAGTACCTAGAGAAATGCAGTAGAGGAGAAATCACACGATTGATAATCAATATACCCCCTCGTCACTGAAAGACAGAAATGATAACTAAATGCTTCCCTGCTTGGGTACTCTGAAACAGCCCACAAGCGAAGTTTATAGTCACTGGGTACTCTAGCACCCTAACACAGCAATTCTCACTAGAAACGAAAGATATTGTCACTTCTAACGAATATAAAAATGTCTTCCCTCGCCATAAAGACATAAGAGCAGAACAGAACACAAAGGAATACTGGGTACTCAATGACGGTGGAAGTTACTACGCAACAGGTACTGGGGGGTCAATAACTTGAAAATGATGTGACTACTTCATTATAGACGACCCAATCAAACCCGATGAAGCTGAAAGTGATATAATCCGTACTGGAATCAATAACTGGTTTGAGAACACAGTCCCTAGTCGTCTCAACAATCCTAATAATTGATGTATAATTATCATCATGCAAAGGACACACGAAGACGACCTATGCGGTCATCTCATCGAAAGAATGAAGAACAAAACCTGAGATGACTGGACTGTACTTTCACTCCCAGCTATCGCTGAAAATGATGAACTCATACAAGTAGATGATTTTGCCTTTAAGAGAATCAAGTGAGAAGTCCTCCATCCTAAACGATTCAACGCAGATGGTATAGAAAAGATACGCAAGAACATGAATAACTCTACGTTTGAATGTCAGTATCAACAGAATCCTATATCAAAAGAAAGCCAAGAGTTTCATACAGAATGGTTCAAATATCTCGATAGAAACGATATACCAACATGAGGGCGTGTATTTACGACAGTAGACCCTGCTTGGACCAAGCAGAGTTATTCAGACTACACTTCTATCCTTACAGGGAAATTTATTGACGACAAGCTCTATATTTTAGGCTATACAGCAGGTAAATTTGACCCTGCTGAGGCGATTGATGAGATTATCAAACATATCAAATTGTATAATCCTGAAAAAATAGGCGTAGAAGCGATACAAGCGAAAGGTGTCCTATCTGTTCCACTCAAAAATACTTGCCAAGCTATGGGTATGTATGTAAACATCGAAGAAATAGCACAGAAAGGCGATAAGGAAAGCAGAATCCGTAAATTGATACCCCTATTCCGAGATGGACTAGTGATGTTTGTACGAGGTATAGAAGACGGACAAGAAGTATCACTCGAAAAACAACTCCTCACGTTCCCACGAGGGAAGCACGATGATGTCATCGACAGTCTTCAAATGGTCTATGACCTCTATACATTACAACCAAACGTACAAACACGTCACAGATGAATAAAAGTAAGCTACCAAAACTGACGACCAATCCTTAGTAAATAGTTGTTTTCTAAAAATAGATATTATAATAAATTTATGACAAAATCACTCCTAGATAAACTTCCTACCAACGAGAGATACGATATAGTCCGACATGTCAAAGATACATTTGACTCATACGAACAAGACCTGTCTGGGTATCACAATACTCTGATGTCTATTTATCGTGAGGTAAACAAAACCGAAGAAACTAAAAATAACGAATGGGACACTACTTTCTACGTCAATAAAATGCGAGAAGTAGAAAACAAGGTTACACCTAAAATCATGGCTAAAAACCCTAGATTTATAGTCTCATGGAGAACTGATGCATGGGAATATGGAGACGAAGATTTATCTGAGGAGGAGAAAGTTAAAAAGATGGAAAACAAACGAGATTTACCTGTTGCTCTCCAAGACTACCTTACTCAGATGTTTGAGAAGCAAGAAATCCGTAAGAAGTTTAAATTGTTTGCCAAAAGTGGTGTACGATATGGTATAGGTTGGGCTAAAGTCAAATACGATTATAACGTTGCTCGTAAAGTCGATAAAAAAGGAGCTAAAGAAGAAACACGAGATGGTTATCCTTGTATTGGAATAAAGTCTTTCTCAGACATGTATTTCGACCCTCGATACACTACACTCGATGAAATGCCAGCTATTATAGAAATAGCACGTAATGTCCGTATATCAGAACTCGAAGCAAGTGGAAAATACGACCAAGAGATTTTAGACGAACTCAAAGAAATCATCACAACAAAAGACCCTACACTTAAAAACGAACTAATAGAGAAGTACGCTGGTATTACTCAAAATGAAGTCGCTGAACCTGATTTACATAATTTAGAATTAAAGATTTACGAGGGCTACTGGGGCGATGAAGACAAATTTATACGTGCTACGACAGTCTCGGACTACCTACTCATAGGCTATGAAGAAATCACTTGATTTTCATACGAGGAATTTAGGGTTTTTGAAGATACTGAAACATTCCTAGCAAAAGGATTTATAGAGCCAATAATGGGGCTACAAAGAGAGTTAAACTGGAAGAAGAACGCAGCAAGTGAATACATAAACAATGCTCTCCATAGAACGTGGGTGCTTTCTCCTACGTCTGGTATAGACCCCGCTGACCTATATAGCTGACCATGACACGTTATCATACCTGATGCTATTAGTGCTTCTGAGGTTGTGACTAACCACCTCCTTGAACTCCCACACCGACAATTAGACATGCAGTATTTTAACGAACAGAATGATTTTGAACGACAAATACAAGCTGCTACACACACTATTGATATAGCTAATCGTAGCCCATGAGTCGGACAAACAAACACAGCAACAGGAGAGAAAATCCAGTATGCTGAAATGAATGACGTAGTAAACGATGTACGCCAGTCTTTTGAAGATGCTCTCTCTCGTATTGCATACAAGCTCCTCGAAACAACTTACGAGAACATGGAATCGAATATCTATTTCAAAAGTGCAGATGGTAAGAAGTTTTGGAAGCTCCACAAAGAAGCATTTGCTGATGCTCTCCGTAGGTTCGATATTCGTGTAGAGGCTAATTCTTCTTCATCACTGGATGTAGAAAGCCGAAGACAAGATGCTATCGCTATTAAAAACATAGCAGGAGAACTCATGCAGATGGGAGCTAAGGTAGACATAAACGAAGTAGCTAAAAAGATATTCTCAACTTTTGAATGACTCGATGTTAATAAGCTCATTGACATGAATAGTTTACAGTCTCTCATACCACCAACTCAACCATGACAAGAACAAGTACCAACTAATCCACTTGCTGTACCTCCTCCTCCATGAATATGAAGCATCCAATAGACGAACAAAAAACACATCGTCAAGTTATAGACGAAGCCTCTGCTCTTTTTAAAAGCAGACGTGACCAAATCCTCGCTCTAAAAGGGCTTTCAGGGTTTCAGTATGTTATTGAATATTTTGAAGCCATAGAAAGGTCATGCAAAACCCAACTAAGAACCGCTTCGCTAGAAACTGACTCAGACAAGAAAAACTTGCTTGTTATACGAGGTGAATATAATATTGTAGATGACTTTCTCCAATATATAAGAAACCTAGAAGCAAGTAAAGAAAAAGAATAGTCCTCGTACATATACTTCCCCATTGTCGGCTACTTGTAGTAGTTAGTTCTGGGAAGTCCTGACTATTACAAGAAGCTGATAATACAGCTTCTTTATTTTTTATTCTTATTCTATGACAGAACAGTCACAAGACCAAGCTCT